AATGGCTGACGTGTATCGTGAGGAAAATGACGCAGACGAAAAGAAGCGACACTTTGAGGACATCGAGGCACTGGAACGTGTGTTGAGGCTCTACGAATGACCCACCTGAACGGCAACCGTGAGCGCGTTCTGGAGATGACGCTGGCCAATGACAAGGCCAAGAAGATCGCAGACGAGTTGGGTATTGCGCTATCGACCGTCTACGTCCACCAGCACGTCCTGCGGAAACAGGGGCGGTTACCAGCATTGCCGAAGAAGCGGCGGAGGAAGGGGGAAAAGAAATGACGCAAAAATGGCAACCGATTGAGACCGCACCCAAAGACGGAACGGAAATACTGCTGTATGTAGGAAAGTTTTGCGACGACTACGCTGTAGCGTTCTGGTATGGCGACTACTGGCACGTTGGATTGAAAGAGTATGCCAGATGCAAGGACAGGTATAACTTTGAGTTCGGCAAACCAACCCATTGGATGCCTCTGCCGGAGCCGCCAAATGGACGTTGACCCCAAAGACTACACATCCGCAGCCTGCGCAGACGCGCTGGTAGAAGGGCTGACCCTGTATGCGTTGCAAGCGGCACATGATGTTGCTGATAGCCCGGAAAATTTTTTCTGGGCAATTCGTGCGTCTATTGCGTTGAAAGATGTGTGTGATAAGCACAGAGACATCTTGAAAAATGTGTCAAAACATAATAAATAAAGGGGGTAGCGGTGCGCCAACACCCTACCCCATGACCAAGCGCCAAAACCGGAAGGAAGCGCCTGATGACACACGATATACGCTATCCACAATTACTTTTCAACGGGGACTCATGGTTTGTCTAGGGTTCCAAAAAATAAACTGACGAAAGAAATTGTAAATGAGAGGCTTTCATTCTCCGGAAGGGGTGTGAAACTTGTTGGTGAATACATAAACGCAAATCATAAATCTGACTTTATGTGCTCTAAAGGTCACATTTGGACTGCTAGACCCGGAAGCGTCCTTAGCGGCAAAGGGTGCCCTGATTGTGCAGGTAACAGACCGAGAAGTTTAGATTCTATAAATGAGGAGTTGGCCAGAAATGGGCGTGGCATAAGAATAACCGGAGAACTTGTTTCGGTTTCGTTCTCTACAGAATTTTCATGTAAATACAATCATAAATGGAATGCGACTCCAAATAGTGTATTGAAGGGGTCTGGGTGCCCTCATTGCTCAAGGAAGGCAAAGCTAAGTAAAAAAGAGGTCAACAAAAGGTTGTCAATAACTGGTTCTGACTTGACTATGGTTGGAGAGTATAAAAACGTATTCTTCAAGTCTGAATTTTTATGTAAATATGGTCATACCTTCCTTGCCACACCGAACGGTGTTTTGCGAGGCAATGGATGCCCACATTGCTATGGAGTTATTGACTCAATCTACATTTGGGAGAGTGAAGGTGAAATTTACAATGGTAAGAGAGTATATAAGATCGGAGTGACAAAAAGTTCTAGAGGTTTTGGTAGAATAAAGCAGTGCGAGTATTCATCTGGAAAAAAAACCAAGGATACTTAGACTTGAAAAAGTTAAGGATGCCTCTGGTTTGGAGGGTAAACTTTTAGAATTTGGCGAAAAACCTGAGTATCTCTACAAATTTGATGGATACAGCGAGATGCGCGCACTTGATGGCGAGGAAATTACTGAAATACTTAAACTAATAGACGAAAGTAAGGAGACCATAAATGCCAACCATTGACGCCATCATCGCCGCCGCCTTCCTATGGGGGCTTGTGCTGACAGCCGCGTGGCTGCTCGTGCGCTATGTACTGCGGTGGGGCTGGGCTATCCCGGCTACGCTCGTGGTTGTCACGTTGATTTTTGTTACGGCGGCTTTAATCCAATGATCTCCGCAGATGACATCGAAGCATTTGAGCGGCCCAAGTTGCTGATCCTTGGCTATGCGCGTCACGGCAAGGATACTGTAGCTGAAATCCTGGCCCGCAAATACGGGTTCCGGTTCACGTCGTCGTCTGAGTTCGTCGGGCGTGAGATCATCTGGGACGATTGGGGTAAGCGGTTCTACCCTGACTTCAACGCCATGTTTGCTGACCGGGTGAACCACCGTGAACTGTGGATGGAGATGATTCGTCTATTCAACACACCTGACAAGACCCGAGCAGCCCGCACGATGCTGTCACGCGGCTATGATATGTATGTGGGGATGCGACGTATGGACGAACTAGCTGCGTCCCGTCACCTGTTTGACTACGTGATATGGGTCGAGCGCGCTGGTTTCCCACCGGAGACAGGCAGCATGGACATCACGAAAGAACTGGCAAAACCGGACTACGTGATCCACAACGGCGGCACGCTGGAAGAACTGGAGGCGTCGGTAGACGTTGTTGCGCGTCAAATCATGTGACATAATAGCCACATGCAACTGACACCAGAGCAACTCCACGAGATCGGACCGGAGGCCTTACAGAAAGTAAGGGCGGAACTTGCGCGAAGAAGCCTGTTGGAGTTCACACGGCAGGCTTGGCCGATCTTGGAGCCGGGTGTCAAGATGAAAGAAGGATGGGCTATCGAGGCCATCTGCGAGCATCTGGAAGCTGTCATACGCGGTGAGATCAAGCGCCTAGTCATCAACATTCCGCCGGGGGCCATGAAGTCGCGGCTGACCCGCGTGATGCTCCCGCTGCATCTCTGGACACAGAAACCGTGGTCACGGGTTATCGGAGCATCCTACGCACTTAGCCTCAGCGAGCGAGACAATTACTACGCGCGGACCATCCTGCAAACGGACTGGTATCAGCAGAACTTCGGCGTCTCGATCTCGTCTGAGCAGGGTGCAAAGGTAAACTTCGACAATTCACACATGGGCGGGCTACGTGCCATGTCGGTTGGCGGTGCGACGACCGGCTTCCGTGGCGACCTGCTGATCCTTGATGACGCGCACAACGCTTCTGAAGGTGAATCCGACGCCAAGAGGTCAGAAGCAGTCCAATGGTTCCTTGAGACATTTCAGACCCGTGTGAACGATCTGGACAACAGCCCGATTATCGTAGTCGGACAGCGTATCCACGAGGAGGACGTGTATTCTACGGCCATTGAACTCGGATACGAACACCTGAACATCCCGATGGAATGGGAAGAAGAGCAGCGCAAGACCACCAGTATCGGCTGGACAGACCCGCGCACCAAGGAAAACGAGTTGATGTGGCCAGAGCGGTTCAGCGCAGGAGCAGTCGAGCGATTGAAGGCGGCGCTTGGCCCATACGCTGCGTCAGCACAACTACAACAGCGTCCCGTCCCCCGCAAAGGCGGACTGATCCAAGTGGATAACATCCGCGTCATTGACGAGTTGCCGGACGAGAACTTCATCGCCGTGCGGGCATGGGACTTGGCTGGCAGCGAAGGTAAGGGAGCATACACGGTCGGAACAAGACTCCTGTGGGGCGAGACAAGCCAGCAGTTTTATGTCGCGGACATCCAGCGCAAGCAGTTGGGAGGCGGTGGCGTGCGAGACCTGATTCAGCGCATGGCGGAAGAAGATGGGATCACCACCAAGATCGTCATACCGCGTGACCCCGGACAGGCAGGCAAGGCGCAGTCGGAAGACATCGCAGCGCAGTTGCGCGGCTACAGCGTCAAGATCGAGGCGCAGTCCGGGTCGAAGGAGTTGCGCGCGGAGCCTTTTGCATCGCAGGTCGAGATCGGAAAGGTCAATGTTCTCAATAGGACATGGACAAAAGCATGGCTGGACGAGTTGCGGTTCTTCCCTAAAGGTAAATTCAAGGACCAGGTGGACGCAACGGCGTCCGCATTTAACGAGTTGGCAGCCATGACACGACGCGGAAGGAAGACACCGCAGTTGTCGCTGGTTGGGTCCAAACAAGACAATGTTTTCAAAGTGGCATAAAAGCCCTATACTACGCGCAACAAGCGCATAGGACTCATAAATGGCACGCCAATTTCAGGAACTCGGGGTAGCGTCGGATTCTCGCCCGGATTGGGGAATCAGGAATGACGAGTTCGTTGTCCAGCTTCGTGGGCGACAGGGCATCAAAAAGTATCGTGAGATGGCGGAGAATGACCCAATTATCGGGGCCATCCTGACAGCACAGACGATGATGCTGCGCTCTATCGAGTGGCGCGTCGAGGAGGGATCGGAAACCGCTGTCGAGTTCGTCCGTAGTGTCATGCACGGGATGGACGACAAGTCGTGGGAAGAGTTCGTCGCAGATGTTCTGACCATGCTGCCTTACGGGTTCAGTCTGTTCGAGATGGTCCCGCGCCGGGACAGCGATGGGCTTGTTCGCATGAAAAAACTGGCGTCCCGCGCTGCGTGGACCATTGACAGATTTGAGACCACGGAAACCGGCGACATCAAGGGCGTGTGGCAGGTCGCGGCGCAGAAGAACGTCTACATCCCATATAGCAGACTGTTGCATTTCCGCACCACTTCTGCGGCCAACGAGCCTTCTGGCCGTTCTGTGTTACGTTCTTCCTACACATCCTGGCACGCCGCGAACAATATCAAGTATTTTGAGGGCGTCGGTATCGAGCGCGAGTTGAACGGTCTGCCGATCTGGTCAATCCCCGGCGAGTGGTTCTCCAGTGACGCGCCTGACTGGCAAAAGAACTTCATCTCGGAAGCGAAGCGTATCGGGCGTGATGTGAAACGCAACGAACAGGGGTTCATTGCAATCCCGTCTGACCTTTGGGCGGAAGATGACGGAAAACTGACTAACTCCCCGATGGTCAAGTTCGACCTGATTGCATCCAAAGGCACCCGCGACATTGACACCGGCAAGGTCATCACTCGTTATCAGCAGGAGATGGCCATGTCCTGCATGGCGGATTTCGTGATGCTTGGCATGAACGACCGTGGGTCTTTCGCACTGTCCAAGTCCAAGGCTGACCTGTTCCTGAAGGCGCTTGAAGGATACGCTGACACGATTTCCGCGCAGTTGAACCGGAAACTGCTGCCCTATCTGTGGGAGTTGAACGGCATGAATAAGAATGACATGCCGAAGATCGTGCGTGGCCGCATCGCACCTGTGGACCTTGAAGAACTTGGCACGTTCATTCAGCGTCTTGCCCTGTCCGGTGTGGACCTGTTCCCCGACGACCGCCTCGACAAGCACCTGCGAGACGTTGCTGGCCTCCCAGAAGGTGATCCTGACAGGCCACGTCCTAATGCGATGGCGCAGGAGGCGGAAGGTAATGACCCAACCCTGGCCTGAACGTCTGTGGCGCACGAATAACGCGGCTCTT